ACGAGGCTCTGGTAAAAAAAAAACAGACACCAGCCTCCCTTTCCCCCCACAACTCGAAACGGATGCGAGCGAACCAACTGGATACGTTACAACCCTGACGCGTTCAAGAGCTCGGACAGGTTTTGCAGTGATACGGCAGCCAGTACCAAAAAAAATTCAGACATATGCGTCTTCTCGACCTTGGCGCCGACGTCGTGGGTAAGGTGGCAGAGATTCTAGGGCGAGACTACGCATTCGTCTTTCGGCTCATATGCCGCGCCACAGACGTCGCCTCCAAGCACGTGCGCGACGACGAAAACCTACCCAAGACCAGGACGCCGCTTTCGAGCATTGCGTGGTCTAGAAGGCTGCTGCGCTGGGCCAAGGCGTGCGGCTGTCCTTGGGGCAAGCAAATCTGCAGGACGGCGGCCTCGCGCGGCTGCACCAACACGTTGAAGCTGGCGATCGCCGAAGGGTGCCCCTACGATTGGGAAGAGACGCTGGCGTGCGCGGCGCGCGAGCGCCGCCTGAAAGTGCTCCAGTGGGCGCACTACAAGAAAAACGCCCCGCTCACACCGAAGGTTTTTGCGTGCGCGGCCGATGGGGGGCATGATCCGGTGATACGATGGCTACACAATCAAGGTTGCCCTATGGACGGGACGGTGATGAGCTGCGCTGTGAGACGTGGAAGTCTGGACCTTCTGAGATTGTTGAGAAGCTACAACTGCCCGATGGACGAGCGCGCATGTCAAGTCGCAGCCGCAGAAGGTCACTTCCACATACTGCAATGGTTGTGGTGCCATGAGTGTCCGTGGTCCGAGTGGACGATAAAGTTTGCTGCAGAAGGAGGCCATAACGAACTGTTGAAGTGGGCGCACAATCGAGGGTGTCCGTGGGACGAGGAGGCCATGTCTGAGCTAGCCTTCAGGGGCGACTTGGAGATGCTCAAGTGGGCGCACGAGCGCGGCTGTCCCTCAGACGAATTGATGTGCGTCTACGCAGCGCAGTTCGGACACCTCTCCGTGCTGCAGTGGGCGTGGGAAATCGGACTTTGGTGGGACAATGGATCGGAGCTGATTCAAAAAGCAGTGGAGGAGGGGCATTTGCATGTTCTCAAATGGCTTCACGAGAAAGAGGTATTGAATGTGCATGACGACGACGAGGAAGTTTGTTTCGAAGCAGCGAGGTGCAGACATTTTGAGATTGTGAAATGGGGGCATAGCATTGGCTCCATTTGTTGCGAGGTCACCTTCGGCATAGTGGCAAGCTGGGGAGACCTCGAGATGGTTCTGTGGCTGCGAACGCACGGGTGCGACTGGGACGAGTTTACGTGTGCGCGCTGTTGCGACGGAGGATGCCTGGAGACATTGAAATACTTGCATGAGCAAGGATGCCCGTGGGATGACGAGGCCGTGAAAAGTGCGGTCGAACATGGGCACCTTCAGGTCCTGCAGTATCTGCACGCAAACGGCTGTCCATGGTACCCAGACGCATGCCACGACGCAGCCGTGAAGGGAAAATTTGCGATGCTGAAATGGCTGCGCTCCGTGGAGTCGCCCTGGGGACGACTGACCTGCGCGACCGAGTGCCACGGCATCATCGCAGAGTGGCTGCGCGAAAACGGATGCCCGGCGTAAAAAAAAAAATTGTGTCTGCGGAGTGTCAGTTACAAAAACATTAAAACCGGTCACTGATGCGCTTGCAACGCGCCACAAATTCCTCAAAAGACGACCTTCTCTTCATCATGTTGCAGCATGGGCAGCACCCGAAAGAATTGGCCACCGTGTAGCCGAGCGACGAGTCTTTGCGATCGATGCCTAGCAGCCCCGACTTCACACCGCACAAATAGCAAGGGCCGCGCACCAGCTGGGTGTGAGTCTTCTTGTCGAGCTCAAACTGCAGGTCTTTGGTGCTTTTGCGTCTTCCTGCGTCGTCGTGACATTGTTTGAATGACCTACCGCGACGGAGTGCCATCGAACCCACGTAGTACGGAATGGGAGTCTTCGTCGCAGCGCCCGTCTCTTGGTACCGAACGATGTTGCGCGACCCTCGAACAAAGTCGTCCTGTGACATCCCGCCGCGCGCCATGTTGCACGGCAGGCAGCATGCCACCACGTTGTCGTCCAAGTACCCTTTGCTCGAATCGATGCGGTCGATGCTCAACAGCTTCCCGGTCGCCGGTGCGGCGCCGCAGTAGGTGCACGTCGCACACGTGCTGAGAATCTCTTCTGTCTTTTGTGTCGAGAGCGAGAAGGTCAATCCACGTTTCTTTGCTTCGTTCTTCGCGTTGGCCACGCGCATCCTGCGCATGTTCGCTGGTATCATAATGTACTCCTTGTGCTTAAGATTGCGCTTCTTCGCCATCTCAGGGTACCGCTTAAAGTACGCACGGCGCACCTTGTTGTAGTGCGCCCGGTTGTCCTGTCTCCACTTCTTGCGCTTCGCCTTCACGTGATCCTTCCTCTCCAACATCCTAGACTTCTCCGCAGCTTTCTCAGTGCGTCGGTACCGTTGCTGCGTCTCGCGTGCTTGCAGGTAATGCTTCACGCACGTCGCCCGCTTACCGCTCTTCCCTGAGAAGGTTATCAAGCCGAGGTCCTCTTTGGGGTCGTAATAGAAGTCGGCTTCGGGCGCACGGTGGCCGCCATACTCACACCAGCAGAATCCAGACGGCGTGCTCCGTTTGCGCTTTTTCTTGTTTATGTCGCCGGCCCTTGATTTCTCCAACTTCTGTTCTGCCGTCTTGTTGTGGTAAGCCGTGCGCGCTTGCTCGTTCGCGCGTTCGCGCGCCTCAGGCCGCTGCCGGCACTTCTTAGTTGTTCCCTTTCTGTTATCTTTCTGCATCTGCTTGGCGGCGGTGAAGTCCTCGTCGGTTTTGAACATACTGCGGGTCAGCACCGCAAACCTTGTGCCCTTCTCAGCCAAGTGCTTCTCGTACTTGGTTTTGAAGTCCTCGAGGTCGTCGAAGACCACTTCTTTGCCCTCTTCTTTCTTCTTGTCGTGATACCGTTTGTTGCTCGCCTCCCTGGTACAGTCCTTACACGTGGTCTTTCCGGAGTAGAACTCCGTCGATGCCTTGTTCGCCCTGCATACCTTGCAGTGAATGAAGGTGTTCGTCATCGTTTTTTTTTTGGGACTGTGCGACAGAATTCTGTGCTGAGGGTAGTAAAACGCAGCGGGAAGGCAAAAAAAAAAGTCTGATGAGCTCGGGGATGTTTCTCCCCTCTCGGTAGTGCATCGTGTTCCAATTATTGAAACGCGGCACCGGCAACACCTTCTCTGTACCTCATGATGTTCCAGGAACGCGAGAACACCATGACGGTGTAGAGCTCGTTGGCGAGCGCGGACTGCATGTCCAGAACCAGCTCGATGTTGTCGATGCGGCTCAGGTTAAGCGAGCCCGTAGGCTCAAGCGACTGCTCGGGGCTCAAAGCGAAGACCATGGTGTACACCTGGTGCTCGGGGATGTTCGAGTGGAACTGGAAAGGCACGACCGAGCGCCAGTACACGGCGGGCTTCTTGCCGAAGCGCGAGGTGGTGTTGAGCAGCAGCTCGGCCTTCTCGATCGGGTCGCGGCCGTCGATGCCGGAGAAGTTGGCCCAGTTGTTGTGCTGCTCGTGCACCTGCCGGCGCACCGCGAAGATCAATTCCAGCGTTGGATGATTGAAACTAAGGGGAATGCGGCAGATCTGCTTGTTGTCGGTCTTGAAGTAGTGCTGCGTCTGCACGATGAGCTGCTCGAAGTGCGAGTTCTGGAACTTCTCGCGCTCGGCGGTGTCGAGGTAGACGTACGACACCTCCATGTCGGCCTTGAGGTCGTTGGCGGTGAGGCCGAGCGTGGTGCGCGCGTTGCGCACAATGAGGCCGGGCTTGGAGACGACGATGAGCTTCTCGAGCGCCTCGAACTCGACGTTGAGCTGCACGCCGTGGTAGGCGAGCGCGGCGAGGGGCAGCGCGGCGCCGGAGGCCAGGGTGAACCAGAAGGGCAGCGGGATGTAGAGCTCGCGCTCCTCGCCGGAGTCGCACACGAGCTGGGCGCGCGTGTAGCGGCGGCCGGTGAGCTCGGTGAGGCGGCGGCCCGACTTGCCGGTGAGCTCCTCCCAGCAGAAGAGGAAGGTGCCCAGGAGCTGGTCGACCTGCTGGCCGCCGATGAGCAGCTTGGCCTTGCTGATCAGGAAGTGGCCGACGTCGTTGCAGTAGTGCGCCCAGACGTCGTCGAGCTCCGGGCAGGTGACCGACGGGCAGTCGGCGTCGCCCTCGGTGCAGCACGAGAGCTCGCAGCGCGCGCCGTACTTGTCGCGGCGCCACGCGTTCTTGGCCTCGGCGAGCTCCTCGGCGGTGACCTCGACGGCGCCCGAGCCCGACTTGTTCAGGTAGCCGGCCTTGATGAGGGCGTCCTCGTCGGCGTCGGCGACCTTGTTCTTGTCAAACACCGGGAAAGTGGAGCCGCCCGCGAGGCCCGCGCAGCTGGGGTCCGCGGCCGCGTCGCAGGCCACGATGCCCGGGAGGGTGACGTGGAGGTACATGAAGTACACCATGTCGCCGACGCGGTTCAGCAGGATCTGGCTCTCCTGGCCGAACGCGGTGCCGGTATTGAAGGGCTGGGACAGCGACTCGATCGCAAACCGCGTGCACGGCCGGTGCGCGTAGCGCCAGTGGGTCAGCTTCGGCGAGCCGGTCAGCGTCTTGTCGATCATGCCCTGGGCAAGGATGTCATACGAGGCCATTTTTTGTCGCTTCGGTCTGGTTCGTCGATGTGTGTTATCTCTTAACCATGAGAAAAAAAAACTCGGACGTTGGCCTGACGCAAACGATGCATCAGACTTCCACAGGTGAGGCCCTCCGTGCGTGCCGAGCCGTCGCCCAATCGGGACGGAGATTGCGATCTGGACGATGCCAGGTGCGTCTGCGATCCCCCCGTGCGACGTCGCCCCTCCGCAGGGCGCAGCATCAGACTCCGCGGCCTCTCCGCGCCCGGACGCCGAGGTCGAGCGCCGAGGCCCCGAGACCATGTCGGGCGAGACGCCGCACACGCCGCTGGAGCAGCTGCCGGCCACGCCGGCGTCGTCCAAGCGCGCCCGCGCGGCCGAGGCGTCGCCGGCGTCGCCGGAGTCGCCGGAGTCGCCGGCGTCGCCGGCGTCGCCGGCGAAAGGCAAGAAGCGCGCCGCCTCTCCGCTGGTGGAGGAGGAGGACCTGGACGGGTGCGAGACGGCGTCGGAGGACTCGGACGACGAAGGCTCGCTCGTCGACTTCGTGGTCAAGGACGAGGAAGAGCCTCCGCCCGAGGAGCGCGAGGAGGAGCTTTCGGCGCGCGGCGACATGGACGGCATCGATCCGAAGAACATCGTGTCGGGCAAGCGTCGGCGCACGACGACGCAGCGCTACGAGCAGGAGGTCTTCAGCAGCGCGGAGTACCAGAAGATGGTGCTCGACGACGTGCCCGACGACGAGATGGACGCCGCGCTCGGGCACGGCGAGGACGAGAGCGACGACGAGAGCGACGAGGACGACGAGGACACGTCCGACACCGAGTACGAGGAAGAAGGCGAGGAGGACGCCGAGCAGGGCGAGGAGGAGAGCGAGGACGAGAGCGAGGACGAGAGCGAGGACGAGAGCGAGGAGTCGGCCTCGGAGGACGAGGAGTGAAGAAAAAAACCAGGGATGCGCGGGCGTGAGCGCGCGCGCGCGCGCGTCCACTTCGAGACGGGGAAAGACGGGCACAACAAAAGAAACGAGGGTCGCGCGCTCGTGTGTGCTTGGCGCGCGGGGACACACACACACACACACACAAGTCGTGTACTAGCCATCCAAAA